TGCAGTCAGACCATCGGGTTGTCTATGTGGACAGCATTGATGAATGTGCAAAGATACTGGTTCCTGACCCCAACTGGATGGCGTGTGCGCTACAGGGCGGTATCCTGCCACCTGTCGAAGTGTACTGGGAACTAGCAAAGGACGAGGCCAAAGAGGGCTTCACGAAGCACACTCGTGGCTTCCTGCTGCACAACACCAAGCCTGTCGATGCAATGACTGAAGAACAGGCGATTGAGTATTTGATTATGAAGGACTGCCCACAGTCTGTGTGGCGCAGTTGGAATGAAGGCAACAAACCAAAGATGGTGATCTGCCGCAAGGAACAGCTTCCCTGCACACGTGAGTGGCGCAATGCTTGGAAGATTACGGAAGACCTAGCCACAAATCACAACAAAGCCGCATAGGAGAAATCCACATGGCAACCACCTACATCGTTGATAAGGACGGTAATCAGATAGATGCGTCTACTGCTACCGTTCCTTCTGACCGTCACTTCCGTGGTGCATGGTCATTGAGTGGCAGCGTTATCTCTGAGGACATGACAGCAGCCAAAGCAATCTTCAAGGACAAAATCCGTGAAGTGCGTGCGCCACTGCTTGATGCAGAGGACGTAGTGTACATGAAGGCCCTTGAGGCTGACGATGCCGACGCAAAGGCAGCATCAGTGACTAAGAAGGGCAAGCTGCGTGATGCACCTGCTGCATCTGCAATCGGTAGCGCAGACACAATCGCTAAACTCAAGGCAGCTTGGGATACAAGCGTACTTGGCGACAGCCCTTACGCATAAGGAGATAAGTCGTGGCACTGACACAGGTCATAAATAAAGGCATTGGTGCTGGTAACACTGTTACTGGTGAAGGGAGTGCCACGACATCCTTGCAGCAAGGGTTGGCGAAGGCGTGGGTGAACGGCGACACAGATGCAAGCATTCTGGATAGCAACAACGTGAGTTCCAGCAGTGACATAGGAACAGGCCACTATAATTACAATTTCACGAACAATATGGTTAACGCTTTATACGCTGGTTCTGGGGCATCAGAAGCTGGAGCCGTTATTTTTGGCCTTAACTCGACTAATAAAACAACATCGGGCTGTCGAGCAAGAAATGTAAACCACGCAGATACGGACTCTGACCAAAAGCACGGTTTGATTACACACGGAGACCTCGCATAATGCCATACATAGGTAAATCCCCATCAGCCGGTGTACGTAACCGCTACCAGTATCAGGCCACTGCCGGTCAGACATCATTCAGTGGCAGTGATGCAAGCAGCGGTGTCCTGAACTACTCAGACAGCCTGTACATGGATGTGTACCAGAACGGTGTGCTTCTTGTACCCGGCACTGACTACACCGCTACGACAGGCACGACGGTTGTGTTGGTAACTGGGGCCAGCCTGAATGATACAGTTGAGATGGTTGTGTACGATGTGTTCTCTGTGAACAATGCCTACACAAAGACTGAGGCAGACACACGCTACCCATTTAAGGGTAACAACAGCATCATCCGCTTGAACGGTCAGACCATCAGCGCAGACATCACGATTGACAGCGATGAGAACGGTGTGTCGGCAGGGCCGATTACGCAGAGTGCCACCGTCACTGTTAACGGATATTGGAGCATCGTATGACCAGCGTACTGAATGTAGACACGATTGCTAACAAGGCGGGGAGTGGTCCGGTTGCGCTGACGAAGCAGGAAGCCATAAAGTTTCTTGTAAACTATGACGCTGTTAATCAAACAACAGATAGCAGTCTAAACCAAAGCACTTTAACTGATAATGGTACTGGCGACTTTACATCAGCCTTTACGAGTTCTTTTAGTGGTGCGTCAGATAAAGTATTTTTTGGTACTGTTTGGAATACAAACAACGACGGTACAAGTACCGTAAGTGACACTAGATTTATGGGTGTTATTCAAACCGGCAATCACGCAAATTCTACGAGCAGTGTTGATTTTGGTTCTCGTACTGGAGCAAATACAGGCGGCAACGCTGATGCTGTTGATTTCTCCGGCACTTACGCCGGTATTTTTGGAGACCTCGCATAATGGCAAGCATACTCAAAGTCGATGATATTCAAAGCACAAGTGCGGGTGGTGTTACGTTTTCAACAAGACCTGCCTTTAGTGTTTTCTTAAACGCCAGTGAAGCCACTGGAGATAATACCTCTGTAGGTGTAATTCCGTTTGATACAAAAGACTTTGATATTGGTAACAATGTCACAATGTCTAGTAATGCTGTGTTTACAGCACCGATTGCTGGCATCTACCAATTTAATCTCTCTCTGCTTTTAGGGAATTGTCAGAGTGCCACTCGTGTGAACACACACCTCTATATTGATGGTGCGCAAGTTGGTTCGGACCCTGATTTGACTTATCGGAATATTGAAGACCCGCAAGGAGGAGAGTTTCAGGGCAACACAAGTTCGCACTTAATTAAACTTACAGCTTCGCAGACCGTTACGCCGTATTTCTCTGCATCTACAGATACAACTACACAAGTTCGGCAAGGCACACGCTTCAGCGGATTTTTGGTAGGATAGGATAAGACATGGCTAGTGAACTTAGAGTAAACACCCTGAAGGATGCCAGCGGGAACAACAGCGTGGCCACGTCCACTATTGCAGAGGGTACAGCGAAGGCGTGGGTGAATATGAATGGCGACAATACTGTAGCTATTCGGGCAAGCAGCAACACTTCAAGCATAACAGATAATGGTACGGGCGACTATTCAATGGCCTTTGCGTCAAGTCTAACAGATGCAAACTATGTTGTTTCTGGCTGTGCAATGTTTAAACAAAACATTAATGCTCACTTGCTTTGTTTAGGTGACTATAACGGTGGTAATGGAACTACACCGGCAACTTCCGGCTTTAGGTTTAGAACGGTTTACAATAACGGTGGAACAAGCGATGCTCCGCAGGACACCCAGATTATAACACCTATGGTGACAAGATAATGGAGACCTCGCATGAGTAAGGCAGCAGAACTCGCCGCATTGATTGGTTCGCAGTCGGAAGGCTTGCTGACCATTGCGGACGCCGACTGATGAAGCTGGCGATAAACCAAGAGATGAACCAAGAAATGAAGACACAGCTGCAGCTCGAGGCACACGAACGCGAGTGTCAGATGTTCCGTGAGCTGGTCCTGGGCAAGATCGATGCCTTGGACAAACGCATGTGGCGTCTCGAGGCTTTAGTTATGGCCAGCACTCTTTCAATCATCGCAGCCGTGGCAGCTCTACTACTTAGATGACCAAGCTCGTCTTCGCCCTGGTTACAACGCTAGGAACGCAGACGATCAGCACCGAATACTTCACCGGCATTGATGCGTGTCTCTATTACCGCGACAAGCTTAATACCAACCATCCATATCACCATAAACATACAAAAGCAGAGCATGTGCATGCGGTCTGTATACCAGCCCGTGTGGACCCATCCTTACAACAAGTCTTCGACTACTAGGAGCTCCGCACATGATAGGAGAGGTACTGGCCGGCGCTGCACTGATTAAAAGCAGTGTGTCGGCGGTGAAGTCTGCAATAGGCACTGCCCAAGACGTTGGGGACATTGCCGGCTTTATCGATCAAGTGTTCCTTGGTCAGGAACAAATCAAGAAGCGCCAGGAACAATCAAACAATCTCAATTCCGTCGCCAAAGAAATGATCGATGACGAGCTGGCTCGAGAAGCTGAGCAGCAGATCAAGCTGCTGGTCAACATGCGGTTTGGATCTGGCACCTGGGAAAAGATCAAGAAAGAGCGCACCAAGCGTATCGCCAGCGCTGAGAAGAAAGCCAAAGCCCAGGCAATCAAACGCAAAGAGGCCATCGAGGCCATGATTGTTTGCGGCATCCTGTTGTTCATAGCAGCCGGCTTCGCTGCCTTTCTTGCCTGGTACTACATCAACTATCGCTAATAACAGGAGAGCTCACCATGCAGACAATCTTTGTCTACTTGCTGATCCTGGTCATGCCTGACGGAGAGCAGATGGCTGCTTCCCGAATTGTCGACGCATGCCCTGACGTCAAGACCGTCTACTTCAAATACGAGACGATGAAACAGCAAGGCAGCCTGTACGACTGGAACGCTAACTGTTTCCAGGTGCAGCTTGAAGCACACAAAGAGGAGACATAATCACAATGATTTGGTCAGCACTCATAGGACCCATCAGCAGCCTTGCCGGCACCTGGCTCGAAGGCAAGGTGGCGTCAACCAAAGCCACCGCAGCAGCTCACGTCGCTGAGGCACAGAGCCGTGCCACTATCGCTGAGAAGAAAGCCACAGGTGACATCGATTGGGAGCAAGCTGCCATCGAAAACACAGCCACAAGTTGGAAAGACGAGTTCGCTCTTGTTGTCCTGATGGCCCCAGCAATCGCAGTCTACATATGGCCAGAAGAAGTCCAGGCCGGCTTCACTGTCTTGGCCTCATTGCCGGAGTGGTACACTTGGTTGTTGTTCATTGCAGTCTCGAGCAGCTTCGGAATTAAGGGCGTAGGCCAGGCAGCAAAGATGCTGGGCAAGAAGAAATGACCCTCATGTGGGACATGCACAACAGGACAACTGAAAAGGACATAGCTGACATGGATATGGTCGCAGTACGTAACCGCCTCATGACGCACGAGGGGATCGAGCTGAAGCCCTACCGGTGCACAAGTGACAAGCTCACTATCGGTGTAGGCAGAAACATCGAGGACCGTGGGATCTCTATGGAGACCGCGATGCAAATGCTCGATGAGGATATCGACATCGTGATGGATGAGTTGCAGAAGGCTATACCAGGCTGGGATGACATGCCGTCGAACTTCCGCGAAGCCCTGGTCGACCTGGCATTTAACATGGGCGTCCCGCGGCTTATGCAGTTCAAGAAGATGCTAGCCAGCCTGGCTGCTGGAGACGGCGATAATGGCGCTGTGGAGCTCCTGGAGAGCCGTTACGCAAACCAGGTAGGGAAGAGGGCCCATAATATTGCTGCTCTTCTACGGGCTTCCTAGCCGGCTTACCAACGAAGCACTGATCTGCCCA